AATTATCTCTTTTAAAATATCAATTCTTTCAGATATTACGCTTGAATCAAGCCCACCCCGCCTATCTAAAGGGTTACAGCAACCAAGGAGATACGATTACCTTGCATTTGCCTTTGTTCGGGTTGTACGCACCACTATCCAGGCGGTCGCCTTCCACTAATTTTTTGGCGGCGTTTTCCAAAGAAGGAGGAACCAGCAGCACATTCGGGCGGATACCCAGCGGTCGGCCGCCGTCGCCTTTCAGGCTGACCATTGCGTTGTAAGCCTTTTCAAAACCTTCGGCATCCAGGGTTTCTTGCGACTTAGCCGCCATTTGCCAGAAGCCCAAACCAACATTACAACGGCCGTCCACGCCGTAGCGGTATTCGTTGCGCATAAATACGCCTTCGTCGGTAGCGGCGGTCATGGCAGTGAACTGCTTAGGCTTGCGTTCCTGATAAATCAGAGGTTTCAGGGCGCGTGATGTATCCAGCAAATACCAAGCGGCTTCGGTACCGGTGAAAATATTGGATACAGTGGTGGATTGGCCGGTGCCATCGACTTTTTCATATACCGGGTGGTCGTTGTCGAAGAAGTTCTGACCGTCATAACACAACGTAGCATGCGCGTTTTTCAGCAGAGCAAATACCAATTCGTCAGGATGAACGGCGGAAGCACGGCCCATTTCGGTCATCATCGGCGCGTAAATGCCGACGTTGTCGTCTTCGATGTCGTTGCGGTTGACCTTGACCGAACTTTCAAAATGCTTGTTGGTGATGGCATAGCCGTGTGCCTTCATATCTTGGAATACGCGGTCGCCCACCCATTCGCGGAAGGCAGGCCATTGACCGAGCCAGCCGTAAGTATTGGAAGCAGTAGAGGACGGAATAACAGTGGCGATTTCCTTGTATTGGCTGTCCGCCATTTTCAGGCCGTCTTGGAAGTTTTTCTTAAAGCCGGTAAACAGCGCTTTCAGTGTATCTGGAGTGATAATCATGCTTTAATCCTTGTTTAAAGCCTTATTTGGCTTTTTGATAATCTTCGGCTGAAATGCCCAATTGCTTGGCCACTTCGATTTCTTCCGGAGTCAACGCAGGCTCACCGCCTTCAGCGCCTTTGCCACCGGTTTGCGTTTTACTCAACGCGGCCAATTTCAAACTGCCTTCCATCAGATTCTTAAATGCCTCTGGGTCTTTGGCAGCCAGTTGTCGTGCCGATGCTTCTTGATGCGGCAGCAGGCGGCCATCTGAAAGAGCGGCACGGATCAGGCCGTCTGAAGTACCGCCCACTTCCATTGCAATCACTTTCTTGCTCAACGCAGCCACTTGGGCTTTCAGTTCGGCAACTTCGCCGTCGTCGGCATTACCGCCTTGAGGATTGTCTTCGGGCTTGCCGGCATCGCCTTTACCGCCTTCGCCGCCTTGCGGTTCGTCTTTGTGTTCAGCCAGTGCTTCGGTCAGCGTTTTACCGCCCAGCTTTTCTTGTGCTTCGGCCAAAGCCGCTTCAATGGCTTTATCGTCGGCATCTGCCGCCAAGCCCAAGAGCTTGATTAAAGCTTCCTTGTTCATACTTGTTTCCTGTTTGGGGTTAATAGAGTTTTGGCGGCTCAATGCAGCCAGAGCCATGCCGTCCAGCGCAGGCGAATTGGTCAACGCCACACTGTGCAGCCCGCGCACATTGCCCAATGTGTCGTATTCGAGTACCGGCGACAGATAGCGGTATTCGCCGCTGTCTATCATGTCTTTTGCGCGTTGTGTCCATTTCACTTCGCCCATCAGACCTCGATCGTCATCCCACACATATTTGCTGATCCAACCGGCAGCAGGATTTTGCTGTCCGGTTTCCGCAGCTTTCAGTGTGGCGTGTTCGTAGTCCACAACAAGGTCTGTTTGTCCGGCATCAAAGGCGGCAATGATTTGCTGCGCCAAAGAGGCAGTCATCGTCCAGTGCGCCACGCCTGTATCGGTGCGCCCGTCGACTGGTGCAAATTGACCTTTGGGTACGATTTTGATAAGGCCGTCCGTATTTCCGACTTTGGCGGCAGATAAGGCGGCAAGAAAGGTTTTTGTATCCATTGCCGAATCATGAGCCATCAAGCCGGCACAAGAGGCTGAATCACTGTCAGTAAGGAACGAAAATGAGAAATATCGGAGAATGAAAAAGAGAGTATGTTTAAAACCGTTTCAGAAGCCTTTTAAGCCCCTCACAGATTGATTTAAACGTTTCGGGAAAGGGTAGATAAGGGGAAGATATATAAAAGCCGTCTGTGTGCAATTTCAGACGGCTTTTGTTTTAATTACCGAGAGCGGCATCCAAGTAATCATTTACCGCATCGACTAAAGCCTGTTCGTCGTCAGGTTGAAGAACCATAAACGGACGTGCAGGAATCTTACTGCCGGGGTGATTGACGCGTTTGGCAAACCGTCCGCCGAATTTTAAGGCTTTGCCGTTTTTCGGCAATATCGTATGCGGTGCAGTTTGTCCGCCGAAGTTATGAATGGCCGCATATTCAACATTGGTACCGACCACGGCTTCCGTGGCCGTACTGTTCTGCGTAATCGAATTGCGCAAACGCCCACTGGCCTGCAACAGCCCCGATCCTTCTCGCGCGGACGGATACTTGCGCGGAGCCCACGCGGGGCGGCCGCCTGCCTCGAAGTTGTCCAGCACAGCGTTGCGCATGATGCGGGCAAGCTGCGTCATCAATGGCTGGGTATTGCTTGTACGTTGCGCAATGGCGTTTAAGCTGTTTTGCAACGTGTCTGTGTTGATTTTTATCTCAATCATCAGTATATTATCCTTAATACCAAGTTGTCGGCGGGTCGCCAACTGGAATGGCCTCGGTGGTTTATCCACTGTTTTATCCTGTTCGAATCAGGCAAAGCCGCCAACTTGGTTATTTCTTCCAGATTAATTCATATCTGTCATTTTTATAAATATCCCCATCTTCAGCATAATTTCCTGTATTAACCATATTGACGGCAACCGCTTCTTTTTTGCCGGTATAGGGATTTCTTGCCTTAGCCTGATAATCCACTGTTACAACCAATTTCCCTTTGTTATTCACTCCCGGATACACAAACAACAGAAACTGCTGGCCATCGGCATTGCGGCCTGCCGTGCCAATGAGTATTGCCTCCGGATTTTGCAGCTGTTCTGGCAGGTCTTTCCAAAATGCCAAAGGCAACGGTTTATTTTTACTGTTACGTATCGCGTGTAATATTCGCTCATCACTCATCGCGATCACAGCCGATTGCGGATAGACATTCTTTGCGGCCAGAGCTTCTAATACCGACGGAGCCAACGCTCCGATATACAGCATTTCACCCCTGGCAAATTTCTCCATATTTACCCGATCAACCATTTCCGATGCTTGTTTAGATATGGCTGCCCTCCATTTTGGCTCTTTTAAAGCTTCCTGAATCGCCACACTTGCCAGCTTCGGCGGCAAATCCACTGCACGCTGCATCTGCAACTGCCCCAAGTTGGCCAAATGGCTTTTACCCACATTATTCTGAAAACCTGCATCAGTATAAAAGCGACTGCCGTCGGCCAGCTTCACCGCCTTGGCCGGGCGGGTGTCGCCCTTGCGGTTGACCACCACTTCCGTATCTTCCAGTTGCGCTTTTTGCGGCAGCAGATTGCGCCGCTTCAAGTCACGGTCTGAAAACGCCCGCACGGTACAGCGGCAGTTGAAGCCGTTGGGAGGGTAGAAGTAATTCCAAAACGGGTCGTCGATGTGATACACCGCGCCATGCGCCGCAGCGTGGCTTTGTCGGGTACGGCTGTCAAGAATGGCCGAATACTGCAGCCAGGGCGCAGAGTCTCGACCATCTTCAAGAGCCTGCCAATGCCCGGACATATAGGCCGACTGCATTTGCGTACGGAAAATAGTTTCCAGTCGATGCCGCGTGATGCCTTTACCATCTACTTCGCCGGTGTTGGCATTCACAATGTCGCCATCTTTCAGCAGCTGCCAATCATGCTGTTTCAGACGGCCTACCACATCATCACGGAATTTCTCAAATGACGTACCGTTTTTCAGGCTTTCATACAAAGCACCGTGGATTTGCGCGACAATATCCTGCTTGTGAATGCCCGCAATCGCCCGTGCCTTAGCCTGCGCTTCATTCCACGTTACTTTCCAATCGGACGGCACATTAAAGCCCAGCCCCTCAAAATACTTGACGGCCTGTTCAGGCTCAAGGCCGAATGCGTAGCTCAAATCAGCCATTCATCCGTCCCCATAAGTCCGACACAAAAACCACACGCGCCAAGGCCATCTGAAATTGCTCGGCAGTCAGGTCGGGATAAACGCGCAGTAAACGCTCCTGCACATCCTCATAACTATCACCCTCGGTCAAAGCCTGGCCTAAGCCGCGTAAAAACGGCTCAATCATTTTTGGCAAGGCCACTTTGCTCAAGTCCGCATTATCCAAATCCGCCTGCGCCGCGCCGACAATCTCGCCAGTTTTACTCAAAGCCACACGGCGGTAGCTTAGAGAAGCGTTTTTTAAATCCGTTTTAACGTCGGTTTGAAAAGCCAATACCGGCTCGTCTTCGGAAGCCAAAGGAATGGCTAATTTTTCCTGCGCCCACGACAACGGAATCTTCATGCCGATCCCCACCAATTTAGGCAAAGAGTCGGAGTACACCGTCAAATCTTCAGGCAATTGCGTATCGAACACAAAGCGCGGCAGACGTGAAACATCGACATTGCCTTTATTGAGCTGCAACAATGGCAGGATCAATTGGCGCGTCAATGTGCCGGCCAGTTGTTTGGCATCGGACACCAGCAAATCATGGCGCACCTCGTTATGGATTTGCCCCAGCGCATTGGTAGCAGTCTTGCCGTCAGCCTGGCTGGTCAGCGTGCCGCCTAAAATCGCTTTTGAAGACGTTTTATCCGCCCAATCAATCATTGCCTGAAATGGATCCGCACTGCCATTGGCCGCGTTGAGCAGCTCAATCTGCATGATTTCAGGAATAATCCCCGCCGCGTTATGGCCGATTTCGCGCACCGCATTCAAAAGGGTGAGCTTATCTTTGTCGTCCGCACCGGAGGCATATTTACCGATTCGGGTCGGCAGGCCGTAAATCTCCAAAAACTCGGCCAAATCACGCACCGAGTAATTCTTGAACAAATAAGGCCACACCAGCGTGCGCATCAAACCGCTTCTTGCCAAAATACCCGAACGGCTGCGGTGCTTATGGACAATCCAGCCTAAATCCCACAGCTTTTCGCCATCTGGGCTGCCGTCTTTGCGCAATAACACCTCATCCATTGCATTGACCTTAAACCAAGCCTGCGGACGATGATGGAATGCCTTGGGCAACCATAACGAACCAAGGTTTTCCCATTCGATTTCCACGCAGGAGAAGCCGTGTCCGACCGCGTCCAAAAGGTCAAACATCATATCCTCTAAATCGGTCATCTGATTGAGCCAGCCATCAACCTCTTCGGCCAGCTTCCGTTCCGCTTCGCTGCTGTCCGGAGGCGGAACAATATTCCAATCCAAGCCGATTACCGCGCGCTTGCGTTTGCTCATCTCCGAAAAGATATGGCCATCCTTCTCCTCAATATCGACAAAGAGTTCGGACTGCGCCTGAATATCGCCGTTTTCCGCATCTTCCAAAATCCGATGGAGCGACTGCGGAGTCAGCCCTTTGCTCGGATGCTCATGGGTAGTGCGGTTTTTAACGATATCCGCCGTTTGGGATTGTTTATCGGGCGTTTTAGGTGCGGCTTTACTAAACAACGCACGGAGTAGGTTTTTCATGACGTAAAAAAGGGCAAGTTAAACTTGCCCCATTTTCAGCCGTGCCACTCCTTAGCAGGCTGTATCCCGTGTCAGTTTTACCATGCGCCGCTCCCCATCCGTCCGGACAAACCGTGCTCTCTAGGCACGGCAATATAGCCGCCGACAGTCGCGCTGCTTTGAACCAAACCCCACAGCATATGCACCGCATCGGGGCCGTCGTCATGGTCTGCCATCGGAAAATGGCGGAATTGGTCAATCAGTGTGCTTTGACTGGCGTGCAAACGGATTTGACCGTTTTGCATATACGGCTGCAGGCTTTCAATACGGAGCAACTTGTCCGCACTCGGCTTGATACCGCGTGCCGGAATCGGGATACCGGCAGCCGCGCCGCGTTTGACCAGCTCAGTCTTTAAAAACTCCTGAAACTGCACCGTCTCAATGCCCCACAACACACAGCGGTACCGCCGTTGCAGTTCGATAATGTCGGAAATAATCTTGTCCGGCAGGCGTTTCTTAATCAGAGCCTCCACCACATCCAACACACCCGTGCGGCGGGTGTACCCGCCGATACCCAACGCAGACGGGGCACGGCGGGTGCCCGCCCCGCCCCACCGCCGGGCCCCCGCCCCC